ACCTAATACCAAATTATAAACACCATTTGCAGGTGGCGGCTGCCGCCGGCATCGCTTGTACGGCGATGCTGCGCGGCAAGATTGCCTGCTGTTTTGGCGTTAATGAGTTATGGCCGGGTGTCGGCGAGGGCTGGATGTTGACAACAGACCACGTTAATACCGCGCCTGTATCACTTACTAGGGGTGCCTACCGCTATTTCAACCTGATTGCTACCGAACTGGTATTGCATAGGTTGCAGTTGACCGTGAACATGGACAATGACCTTGCCATAAGGTGGGCAGATGCGTTACAATTTGCGCCAGAAGGATTACTTAGGAATTATGGCCCTGATGGCGCTGACTATCGGATGTACGCGAGGTATTACAATTGAGCAGTTTGATTAAAACCCCAACGCCGCCCGCGCCTGATCCAGAACTGGTCGCCGCGCAAGAGCGCCAAGCGGCGATGCTTGAGGCCGAAGAAAAGCAAAAGAAAATGAAACTGGCTGCGATGATGAAATCAAAACAGTATGGCGCAAAGCGCCCATTACTTTCCACTTTGAGAAAGACGCCGGAAACCGGCATTGAAGATTCGCAAACAACACTTGGAGGTACAGATGGCTAAAGGTGCTGGTGGGCCTGCTGGAATGGGGTCTAAATCAATGGAGGGATTTGGTGGTCCATCCAAGAGCGGCCCCGGTGCTGCTGGCCCTGCTGGCATGGGTGCCAAGTCAACTGCTGGATTTGCCGGTGGTGTAGTTGGCAAGGGTGGCAAGGTTGGCGGCGGTGCTAAAAAGCAGTCCAGCCTTATTGAGAGCCTGATAGGCATTGCGACAACGCCTATTGCCATGGTGATGGCGCAGCCAATTTCTAAATTTACGCAATCACAAATAGCAAAAGTTGCAGCCCAACCCGGATCACAAAAGATTATGTTTCAAGACAAGGTTGTTGGTGTGCGTGATGAGTACGGCAGACTGACGGGCCGTGACCCATATGCAGAGCGCCCAGAAAAAGATAATGAAGATGAGATCCAAGCGGAAAAACAAAGAAAGGCTGCGGCGCTTGCACAACAAGAAATAGCAGCCCCGACTGATCTTGGTGGAAAAGAGGTTATACGCACTGCACTAGCAAAAGAAACAGAGGCGGCGCGGCGTTTAGGCAAAAGGTCGTTGTTATCTAAAATGTCTTTTTTGGGGTAACTGATGCCGTTGGCTAAAGGTAAATCTAAGAAGGCCGTCAGCAAAAACATTTCGACTTTGCGGCGCGAGGGTAGGCCACTAAAGCAGGCTATTGCTATTGCAATGCAAAAGGCTGGTAAGGAAAAGAAATATGGATAAGCAGGTCTGGGATAAAAAACGCCCAAAAGATTTGGATAAGCCCAAGCAACTTAGCCCGGCTAAAAAGCGCAACGCCATGAGGGCGGCCAAGAAGGCTGGTCGTCCATACCCTAATTTGATCGACAATATGAGGGCGGCCCGTGGCTAGTCCGGCTTGGCAGAGATCTGAGGGCAAAAACCCAAAGGGCGGTTTGAACGCCAAGGGCCGCGCATCTGCAAAGGCCGAGGGGATGAACCTAAAGGCGCCCGTAAAGTCTGGCGACAACCCACGCCGCGCATCGTTCTTGGCGCGGATGGGTGGTATGCCGGGGCCGGAACGCGATGAAAAGGGCAAACCAACCCGCTTGCTTTTATCGCTTCAGGCTTGGGGCGCTAGTTCAAAATCAGACGCCAAATCGAAAGCGGCAGCCATAAGCAAAAGGAACAAATCTAATGCATAGCGTTGAGCAAATAATCAAAAGGCATGAGTTGGCCCAGCGCCGCAAAGATAATTGGCGTCAGATTTACGAAGACTGCTATGAGTTTGGATTGCCACAGCGCAATTTGTACGATGGTTTCTATGAGGGTGGTGGCGCACCAGGCCAAAACAAAATGGTGCGGGTGTTTGACAGTACCGCCATAAATGCGACACAGCGCTTTGCAAACCGTATTCAGTCTGGCCTGTTCCCCCCATACGCGCCTTGGTGCCGCCTAGAGCCGGGGCCAGACATTCCACAAGACCGCCAAATCGAAGCACAGATGGCGCTGGATATGTATGGCGAAACTATGTTTAGCCTGTTGCGGCAGTCTAATTTTGATTTGGCTATGGGTGAATTTTTGCTTGATCTAGCCGTTGGCACCGCCGTTATGCTGGTGCAGCCCGGCGATGATATGACACCCATTCGCTTTACCGCTGTGCCACAGTATCTGGTCAGCATCGAAGAGGGTGCGCATGGCAGGGTTGATAATGTCTATCGCCGTATGCGCCTTAAAGGCGAGGCCATTACGCAGCATTGGCAAGATGCGCAAATCCCAGAAAAGTTACAGCGCTTAATTGATGATAAGCCCACCGAAGAAATTGACCTTATTGAAGCCACATTGTATGACCCAGAAAAGGGTGATTTCTGTTATCACGTTATTTGGTCGGCTGGTAAAGCAGAACTATTGATGCGCCGCATGAAGTCATCGCCTTGGATTGTGGCGCGTTACATGAAGGTGGCAGGTGAGGTATATGGCCGCGGGCCACTGGTCACAGCTATCCCTGACATTAAGACGCTAAATAAGACGCTGGAGTTGCTGTTAAAGAATGCCAGCCTGTCTATTGCCGGCGTTTATACAGCGGCTGATGACGGCGTTTTAAACCCGCAAAATATCCGCATTGCGCCGGGTGCCATTATTCCGGTTGCGCGTAACGGTGGCCCACAAGGCGAAAGCCTACGCCAGATGCCGCGTTCTGGTGATTTCAATGTGTCGCAGATCGTGATCAATGACCTGCGTATGAACGTCAAAAAGATCTTGCTGGACGACACACTGCCGCCTGACAATATGTCGGCCCGGTCTGCCACAGAGATTGCAGAGCGCATGAAGGAACTGGCCCAGAACCTTGGGTCTGCCTTTGGTCGCCTCATAACAGAAACTATGGTGCCGCTGGTGGCGCGTATCTTATACATTATGGATGAGCGCGGCCTGATTGAGATGCCACTGCGTGTCAATGGGCTAGAGGTAAAGGTCACACCCGTCAGCCCTATTGCACAAGCACAGAACATGGGCGATATAGAAAAAATCATGCAGTGGGTGCAGATGTCATCAGCGCTTGGGCCAGAAGGTCAGATGGCTGTGAAGACCGGCAGCATTGCTGACTATGTGGCTGACAAACTAGGTGTTCCAGCGAATTTGCGCACGACACCACAAGAACGTCAGCAGATGATGGAGCAGGCTGCGCAAATGATGCAGATGCAAGCACAAGCACAGGGTGGTGCGCCGGTTCAAGGTGAGGCACCACCAGAAGGGATGATGTAATGAACCCGGACGGCTGGGAAGGTCTGCAAACTGTAGACCCTGAGATTGCAAAAAAACAGCAAGTTGATAAAGATGACATTGATCGTCTTTATTTGCGCGTATTCGCCAGTGACGATGGGGCAAAGCTGCTCACCCATTTGCGCTCACTGACGATTGAGCAGCCTAGTTGGTATCCCGGAGAGGATGCCAGCCACGGTTATGCTAGAGAGGGCCAGAACAGTCTGGTGCGTGAAATTGAGCGGCGAATGAAAAGAGCGAGAAACCTATGAACGACACAGATGGCCTGTTGGCCGAAGCCCAAATTGAGGGTGACGATAACCAACAGCAATCAGAAGAAAGCAGCATTTCACATCTTGAGGCGTCTAATGAAACCGCGCCAGATCAAGTAGAGAATAATGAAGAGCCTACCCGGCCAGAGTGGTTGCCGGAAAAATTTAAAACTGGTGAAGATCTGGCAGGTGCGTATGCTGAACTGCAAAAAAAGTTTTCTCAAGGAAAACATAAAGCCCCTGAAAATTATGATACGAGCATTTTTGAAGATGCCGGGGTTGGTGACGATGACCCTCTTTATAATGTTTATAGAGACTGGGCAAAAGAAAATGGGGTTAGCCAGTCGGCGTTTGATCAATTGGCTGGCACGTTCATACAGATGGCACAAGGCGCACATCAAGAGGCTGAAATCTCTTACAAAGAAGAATACGAAAAACTGGGCCAAAATGCTGATGTCACTATTAAGTCGATGACAGACTGGGCATCAAGCCTGGTGCGCAAGGGCGTTTGGTCTGAGGCTGATTTTGAGGAGTTTAAGGTTATGGGCGGCACGGCGCAGGGCTTAAAGGCTTTGCAAAAGGTTCGCTCTTACTACGGTGATAAGGTCATTCCTGTTGATGTTGGGCCTATGGACGGTATGCCATCCAAAGATGAGTTGATGGCGATGGTCGGAAAACCAGAATACAACAGTGACCCGGCCTACCGTAACAAAGTCGAAAGATTGTTTGAGCAGGCATTTGGCACACAAGATTATTCCCCAATTTAATCTAAGCACGGCAGTTGTTTACAATTGCCGTGTTTTTCTATAAAATCACCATTGGCAGACAACCACTTCGGCCTGTCGAAACCGCTTGGGGGCGTAGCGTATATGCCCAAGTCGCAGCCCGTAAGGATACCTGCTTGGCGTCAAATCGTGTTTTAACTTTGTAAAGAAAAGGATAGGAAAATGGCAGTAGGCATTTCCAATGCTTTTGTACAATTGTTCGATGCCGAGGTTAAGCAGGCATACCAAGCGCAACGCGCTTTGGCTGGCTTGACACGCGAGCGTTCAAATGTCGAAGGCAATCAGGTGAAGTTTCCGAAGATCGGGAAAGGCACCGCAACAGTTCGTGTTCCGCAGACTGATGTAACCCCATTGAATGTGACTTACTCACAAGTCACAGCCACAATGAGCGACTACATTGCTGCTGAATATTCAGACATCTTCTCACAGCAGAAGGTGAACTTTGACGAGCGCCGCGAATTGGTGCAAGTAGTTGGTGCCGCTATCGGTCGCCGCATGGATCAGTTGACCATTGATGCACTTACATCATCAGGCACATCACTGACCGTTGCGACTAGCGTTGGTGGTGCTGGTACAAACATGAACATCGAAAAGCTAATTGAAGCAAAGAAGCTGCTTGATGCCGGTAACGTACCAATGGAAGGGCGCTGTATGCTCATCCACGCCAACACACTTGCTGGCCTTTTAGGTGAAACTCAGGTTACCAGTGCAGACTTTGCGTCAGTCAAAGCGCTTGTACAAGGTGACATTGACACTTTCATGGGCTTCAAGTTTGTGACTATTGGTGATCGTGACGAAGGGGGCTTGCCAAAGCCATCAACCCGCACCTGCTTTGCATTCCATAAGGATGCGGTCGGCGTTGGTATCGGCATGAACCAAAAGTCTGAAATTCACTACGTTCCAGAAAAGACATCATTCCTTGTGTCATCAATGTTCAGCGCTGGCGCTGTAGCAATTGATGCCGAAGGTATTGTTGCCATTTCTTGCACCGAATAGTAGAGGAGATAAAAAATGGCTTTTTCTGCAAACGGTTGGAATGTTATTGGTGCGGCTAAGAAGGGCAACGCCCCTTCTATGTACACCTACACATCAGCAGACGCGATTGCGACTGTTAACACATCTGGTTATTTCAATGACCTGTCAGACACTCTGGCAGTCGGCGATGTAATCTTTGTGCATGACAGTGCAACACCAACAATGAACATTGTGATGGTGGCATCAAATGCGTCTGGCGTTGTCGATGTGACTGATGGCACAGCCATCAGCATGACTGACAGCGACTAAACTTGTTAGTGGGGCTGGGTGACCGGCCCCACTTTCCCTTATTTGGAGTGGCGTGATGGCGCAGGGCGATACTAAATTATCAATATGTTCTGAGGCATTAATCATGCTGGGGGCTGCGCCCCTTTCTTCATTTGCAACCGGCACCGATGAAGCGCAGGTTGCTGATCGTCTTTATGACGACATCCGCGATACTATCTTGATGCAGTACCCATTTAGCTGGTCTGTCAGGAAAGTAAAGCTAGGCCGCTTGGCTAGTACCCCCATCAATGAATGGAAATATACCTACGCACTGCCGGGCGATATTCTTGGCAACCCAAAGGCTGTGTTCAATGTTAATAGCGTTGGGGCTTTGCCGCAGCGTGATTTTGAAATTTATAATTTGGGGCTTTATACAAATTACGAAGATGTTTGGATTGATTACCAGTTTAGACCAACAGAGGCCACATTCCCGCCTTATTTCGTGCGGCTGTTAAAGATGGCGCTGGCAGCAGACTTTGCAGAGCCGGTGACCGATCAGATTACTAAGGGTGACTATTATCACGCGAAAGCATACGGCGCACCTTCCGAAAATATGCGCGGTGGCCTTATGCGTGTCGCCATCAACATTGATGGTGCAGATCGCCCGGCGCAACAAATACAAGAGTTTCCTATTTCCGATATAAGGTTCTAATATGAGCCGCATTATTCAAATCCAAAATGATTTCACAAGTGGCGAACTAGACCCAAAGCTACGCGCCCGGACTGACATTAGTCAGTATCAATCTGGGCTTGCTACTGCTCTTAATGTCAGCATCCAGCCGCAAGGTGGCGCAAAGCGCCGTGACGGCACCAAGTTTATTGCTGAATTGGACAGTGGTGCAGGCGCTGCTGTGCGCATGGTGCCTTTTGAGTTTAGCATTGTTGACAGTTATATGTTGGTATTTACACCGGGGAAAATGTATGTTTTTAAAAACGGCACACTAATAACAAATATAAACGCCAGCGGAAATGATTACCTAACAATCGCAGGTGTGACAGCGGGCATTATCCCGGAGATGAACTGGATACAATCAGCCGACACAATCATCATCGTGCATGAAGATCTTGCCCCATTAAAAATTGTTCGCGGCGCAACCAATGCCGATTGGACCGCGTCAACAATTGAATTTGACTACACGCCATTGTATGCGTTTGAGTTTGATGTTCACAGCCCACAGTTTACAATCACGCCATCTGCTACTGTCGGCAATATCACTATTACCGCCAGCGCTGTTACGACAGACACGGGAACGGCACAGGCCGGATCTAGCAACACAATTACATTAAAAGCAGCTAGCAGCTTTACCTTGGACGATGAGCCTAACGGTATGTTTATAGAAATTACTGCTGGAACAGGGGCCGGACAAAAGCGCCACATTGAAGATTACGTTGCGTCAACAAAAGTGGCAACGGTTTACCCGGCGTGGGACACGGTGCCAAACGGCACATCCAACTACAAAATATCTGCGTTTAACAGTGCGGCTGTTGGTGAATACGCTGTCGTTGACAGTGGATTTGGTCGGGCGCGGTATGTTGAATATGTCAGCGACACAGTAATGAAGGCATATGTTGAAATACCGTTCTTTGATACCAGTTCGATAACG